GTCGCGTTCTGGCCTGTAGCGTTCGCTAACACAAACTTCAACGGTCTGTGCAGGCCATCCCTGAAGAGAAGGACACCTTCATCTTCTTGGAGAGCACCGCACAAGGTGTGACCGGCAAGTTCTACGAGATGTATCAAGGCGCAGTGCGTCGAGACCATCTGTGGAACGGCTACGAGGTGTTCTTCTCCGCGTGGTTCGAAAGCGATGAGTATCGCGAGACCCCGCCTGCTGATTTCCAGCGTACACCCGAAGAAGAAGAGCTGATCGCTCTCTTCCACGACCAAGGTCTCACCACCAACGACCAGCTGTATTGGCGTCGAAAGAAAATCGGCACCAGCGGCATCGACCTGTTCAAGCAGGAATACCCTGCGACCCCTGAGGAAGCCTTCCTCTCCACCGGCCGCCCTATCTTCAACACCGAGAGCCTCAACGCTCGCCTGCAGAAGGCGAAGGCCAAGCCGCCGCTCAGGCAGATGGCTTGTGAGGTTCGTTACGATCAGAAGACAGGCAAACCGCTCCCGCTGCGGGTCCTCGAAGAGAACTCCCGTGGTGAGCTGCTGATCTATCGCGAACGCTCCGAGACCGAAAGCTACACCATTGGTGCAGACGTCGGCATGGGCATCCGGGGTGGTGTCAAAGGCCGCAAGGAGGGCGACAGCAGTGTGGCCCAAATCCTCGACAGCCAGCGGCGTCAGGTCGCTGTGTGGCGTGGCATCTGTCACCCCGACGTGTTTGCCAACATCCTCGTGACGCTTGGCTACCACTACAACAGCGCGACCATCGCGCCAGAACGCAACAACCACGGCCTCGTAACCTGCGTGGCCCTGCGTGATGCGAACTACCCCTACATCTACACCGAGCAGCCTGAGGGTACGCTTGAGGACAGAGACAGCATCAACCTGGGCTTCTTCACCTCCGAGCGTACCAAGCCTCTTATCATCGACAAGCTCCGTGAACTCGACCGCGAAGGCGGCATCGAGATCAGTGACCCAACCACGTTGGCAGAAATGATGACGTTCGTCGTCACTGAGAACGGAAAGATGGAAGCTGAGGGCGGCACGCACGACGACTGTGTCATGGCACTCGCCATCGCAGCGTACGTCTCCGACGACGCGTGGACGCCCGTAGAAGTCACCGACGAATTTTACACTGAAGCAATATAACCAAGGACCGTAATGGCGAAGAAGCCATCTATTCTCAAGGATGAAGAAATCCTCGCTAAGGTTTCCGCCAAGTCCCAGAGCAGCGTCAACTGGTTCGACAGCCGCCTCTCCAAAGAGCGCGAGCGCGTAACCCGCTATCTCAACGGCGACCTACCGAAGCGAACCAGCGAAGGCTCTTCGTCTTACGTTTCGTCTGACGTCTACGACAGCGTCCAGATGATGACTGCTCAACAGCTAGAAGTGTTCGCCGGTGGCGAGCAGATTGCACAGTTCGATCCTGACCAAGACATGGACATCGAGAACTGCCGCATTGCTACTGAGTGCGCCCGCTACGTAATTTTCAGGGAGAACAAGGGCTACAACATCTTCAACAGCGTGATCTACGACGGCCTCACCGCGCGTGCTGGCATCGCCAAGGTCTACTGGGAAGAGCGCTTCACCACCTCAGAGGAAGAGTTCGAAGGCCTGTCTCACGACGACGCCTTGGCTCTGGCCTCGCAGGAAGACATCTCAGACTTCGACGGCACCGAGCAACCCGATGGCTCCTTCAGCGGTACACTTACCCGCAAGAAGGACGTCAGCCGCGTAGTCATCGCCCCTGTGGCCCCTGAGGAGTTCCTGATCAACTCGATGGCCACCGACATTGAGGACGCGGACTACACCGGTCACCGGACGCCCAAGATGCGCTCCGAGCTGATCGAGATGGGCTACCCCAAGGCCCTCGTGATGTCCCTGCCGGGTGACGATGCCAAGGAGCTGATGTTCAGCCCTGAGGTTCTCTCGCGCACCCACAGGATCAGCGACAGCGACACCAACGACGAAATCCAGAAGGAGACGGAATACCTCGTCTTCTACGAGAGCTACATCAAGATGCAGATCGACGCCGCAAAGGGTGTCCGACTGTACAAGGTGTGCCACGCCGGTCAGAAGCTCCTCGACAAGCCGCAGGAAGTGGACCGTGTCCCGTTCCTGGCTTACGTGCCTCTCCCGATCCCGCATGTGTTCTACGGCTACAACTTCGCCGCTCAGGTCATCCACACGCAGAACGCCAACACGGTTCTGTTCCGTGGCGTCTTGGATCATACCGCCATCACGACCAACGCCCGCTACATGGTGGTCAACGGCGGCCTGCTGAACCCGCGTGAGCTGCTTGAGAACCGTATGGGCGGCATCGTCAACGTGCGTCGTCCCGACAGCATCACGCCGATGATCCAGAACCCGCTGAACCCGTACGTCTTCCAGACGATGCAGGTTCTCGACAGCAAGAACGAGAAGTCCACCGGCATCTCTGCGCTCTCGCAGGGCCTGAACAAGGACGCCATCTCCACGCAGAACTCGCGCGGCTTGGTGGACAACCTGATCAAGGTGGGTAGCGGCCGACAGAAGATCATGGCGCGCAACTTCGCGTACAACTTCTTCGTCCCGCTGATGCTTGAGGTCGTCCGTCTTCTGATCCTGAACCAGAAGGCCGAGAAGATTATCGAGATTGCAGGCAAGCCGTTCTCTGTGTCTCCGCAGGCATGGACCGAGCGCACGACCTGCACAGTGTCGATGCACCTCGGCTACGGCGAGAAGGACATGGCGGCCAACGAGCTGATCCAAGGCTATCAGATGATGGCTCAGGACCCGGTCATCGCACCGGGCTTCGCGATGAAGCAGCGCTACGAGATGCTGCACGACGTCGCCAAGCTCAAGGGCTTCAACCGCTTCGCTGCCTACCTTGATCCCAACGCTCAGCCTGCGGGTCCCGATCCGCTCAAGGTTCGCGAGCTGGACATCAAGGATAAGACAGCCACTGCTGCGCTGCAGGCCGTACAGGTCAAGCAGAACAACGACAACCGTCTCTTCGCTACGGAGCAATCCAAGCTGGAGCAGAACGCAGCACAGCTGCATCTCACTGCTCTCGACAGCGACCGCACCAATGACCGTCAGGACATGGAAACAGCGGCACGCGTCTCGCAGGGTGAAGAGCAGCTCGACATCGAACGCGAGAAAATCGCGGCTCAAGAACGCACTGCTGCGCGCAACGCGGCAGCCAAGGCCTCACAGCCGAAAGGACCAGCGGCGTAATGTACCCGCAGCTTATGAACCAAGCCTCTCGGCTCGCACCGTTGCTCTCGCGCATTCTACAGCGCGGGGGCAGCTTCGCCACACCGTTCTGGAAGACGCAGCAGATCGACACTCCAGAGGTGATGGCGCAGCCGATGCGCCCCGGGCTTCGTGAGAATGGTAACATCGACCTCACTAAGCGTCCCGTGGTGCGTAACCCTGATGGTTCGATCAGCACCGTGCGATCCATGTCTGCCAACTTCGGCAATGGTGAGGTGTTGATACCTACTGTCAGTGATGATGGTAGGGTTATGTCTAATCAAGAAGCCATCGACACGTACAAGAGAACCGGGAAGCATCTCGGTATCTTCGATACGCCAGACAACGCCACTGCGTACGCTCAAAGCCTACACAAGGATCAAGAGCAGATGTACGCAACGCCACAACCACCCATCTCTGGGCCTCAGAACATCAGCTATCCGTCCGCGCCTATCTCTACGGACAACAGTGCCCCTGCGGCACCTTCTGCACCTACGCCACCCCCGTGGTGGGCCAACGGTCAGATGTTCAACGGCCCGGGGTTTCCCTCGGCTCCCGCTTCGCAGGCGTCTTCTCCGACGCAACCCGCATCTACTCCGATGCCGCAGGCTCGTCCTGCCGAAGCACCGGCTCCTCAGGAGGACACAGGCTTCTTCATGCGCAACGCGCTGATGCAGCAGGACCCTATGGGTGGTGGCTTCATCGACCCGATGGGCGCTAAGAGCGTCCGTGGTCCTGACCTCATCGCCAAGATGATGCAGTACCTCCACAACAAGGCGTAAATGAACGACGAAACTATCTTGGGGCTTGGGGGGTTCTGTCAAGAACTCCTCAGCTCCGAGGCTTTCGATGCGCTCTGCAAGCTGTATTCGCAGCAGTGTGCATTCGACATCCTCAACACAGCACCTCATGCCACCAAGGAACGCGAAGGTATCTACGCGTCCTACCAAGGTTTCGAAGGCTTCCTCGCTCTGACGAAGAAGTACGCACGAGACTACGAAAAAATCATCGAACAACAGAATGCTGCTGAGACTACTCCGGTCGATTATGACGATCCGAGCGTCCACGACATCTATAGGAATGATCTGAACTGACCATGTCGGCCATCAATAACGACGCCGCTCTGACTAACGAATACCCCGACGAACTCGACGATAACGCGTTCGTCAACGCAGTAATGGAAGACACTCCCGAAGAGGGTGACGACGCTGACGAACTTCCCCCGAAGAAGAAGCAGCCATCGGATAAACCGTCCTCCGAAGACGAAGCTACCGAGCAAGACGACGAGACCACCGAAGACGCTGGGGACGACTCCGACGAAAGTCCAGAGGAAGACGAAAGCGACGACGAGGGTAACGAAGACCAAGAAGACGAACCGAAGGCTAAGAAGTTTGCCGACGATGGCGATACGTACGTCAAAGTCAAGGTAGGCGAAGAAGAGCACGAGGTTAAGGTTTCAGACCTGAAACGTCTCTACGGTCAAGAGGCCTCGCTCACCCGTAAGTCCCAAGAAGTCGCCGCCGAGCGAACATCCATCGACCAGAAGCGTGCAGAGAACCTTGCCGCTTACGATGTGTTGCTCAAGCGTGCGTCCGAACGGGCTAACCAGTACCGCGCATTGCCGTGGACGCAGCTTATGAAGGACCCCAACGTCCCCTCCGATCAGCTTGAGGCTCTGCAGGCCGAAGCCACGAAGGCCTTTGAGGACGAGAACTTCCTGAAACAGGAAATGGGTAACTTCATGCAGAAGGTGCAGGCCGATCAGGTCGCTGCTCGACGCACCGCTGCGCAAGAATGTCTGAAGACGTTGAACAACCCCGAAAGCCCTGCCTACATCAAAGGCTGGAGCGAGGCTCTGTACAACGACATTCGTACGTTTGGTTCTGAGATGGGCATTCCCGCTCAGACCATCAACGACATCACCGATCCAGGTGCCGTCAAAATTCTGCACATGGCGATGCAGTTTCACAAAGGAAAGTCAAAGGTCGTTGTGACCAAGAAAGTCAACAAGACCCCGACGAAGATTGTGAAGAACACGGCTGCCTCACCGGCCGCGCGGGGCACACCTACGCAGGTTACGGCGAAGACCGCAGTCAGCAAAGCAAAGCGTACCGGCGCAATGGAAGATGCCGTGAACGCATTCGAAGCCCTCATGGGCGACGACTAATAACAACCCTCTTTGAAGAAGAATTACTGAACTATGGCTAACTTTCAGACCTACCAGATGGTGGGTATCAAGGAAGACATTTCCGACGTCATCAGCAACCTGACGCCCCGCAAGACCCCTTTCCAGTCCGCGATTGGTTCCGAGAAGGTCACGCAGGGTCTGTTCCAGTGGCAGGAAGACACGCTGCGCGCTGTGCAGGTCAACGCTGCGGTCGAAGGCGCGGACGCGTCCTTCATCACCGTTGTGCCGACTGTCATGCGCAACAACTACACCCAAATCTTCACCGAAGCCGTTCAGGTCTCGGACAAGGCCGACATCGTCTCGACGTACGGCCGGAAGAAAGAGTTCGCGTACCAGATGGCCAAGTCGGCCGCTCAGGTCAAGCGCGACCTTGAGCACGCCTACGTCGGCACCGCTGGCACCAAGTCGGCCGGTAGCGCCTCGACGGCGTCCACCATGTCTGGCGTGCAGCAGCAGCTGGACAGCTCGACCGTTTCGTACATGGGTGCCTCCACGGCCCTCAGCGAAGCCGGTCTGATCGCTGCCCTGCAGGTTGCGTACAACAACGGCGCTGAGCCGTCCCGCATCATGGTCACCCCGTCGAACTCCGTGGTCCTCGCGGGCTTCGCGTCGGCGGCTGGTCGTTACCGCACCATCACGGGCGGCGATGCCAAGACCATCGTGAACGCGGTCAACCTGTACATTTCTCCTTTCGGGGAACAGCGTGTTGAGCTGAACCGCTTCATGCGCGCGAAGAACACCTTCGTGTACGAACCGGAGCAGTGGAACAAGGTCATCCTGCGCCCGTGGGAGCGCAAGAACCTCGCGAAGACCGGTGACAGCACCAAGGCGATGCTGCTGGGCGAGTTCTCGCTCAAGCACAAGAACGCCTTCGCGTCGGCTCTCATCGTCGATAACGCGACGTCGGGCTTCTAATCCCTACCAATGGAGGCCCCGGGTAACACCGGGGTCTCTATTTTTGTATAGAGAACATGTCAGCAGAAAACTTCTACGAGGAACCACAGGTCCTCGATACCCTTATTTCGTTTGATGAAGACCGCAGCACCAATGGCCTGCTAATCAAACGCGAGCAACACATTCCCGATGATTGGCTGTCCGAAATAGCCATACAAAAAGTGGACAGCGTCAACCAACGCTGCGGTGATTTCTACCCAGTTGCTACGATCCCAGTGGAAGTAGTGGAAGCCCTCAGGCTTAATTACGGTTTTGACGTCATGACAGCGGACATCCGCGAGACGCTCAAGATGTTGAACCGCTACGCACTCGACCACTTTATCCTCACCAACAAACGCATCTGATACAGAAACGTACTGACCAATGAACTTAGGAGAAGTGAAGGCTCAATTCACGAGCCTCATGAACCGTACCGACTTGAAGAACAAGCCAGACCTAGTCAGTACGTTTATCAATCAGGCCATCGTCCGCATCCAGCGTGAGCTTCGTGTCCCCTTCATGGAGAAGACGATCCTCTACACGATCCCTGAGGGCTACACGAAGCTCTCGGTCCCTTCAGACCTTCTGGAGCTGATCGACATCAACGTGGACGACAACGCAGACGGCATCCTGAACTACCCGCTCCAGCGTGTGCAGCTCAGGGAAGCCGCGGGTTATTCCCAACAGCCAGGTACGCCACGTGTGTTCGCGCGCAAGGGCGGCGCGTGGATCGTAGGTCCGAAACCTACCGTTGGCTCCAAGATTGAGATTGTCTATCACGCTGAGTTCGCTCCGCTGATCGACGACACCTCGACCAACACGCTCACCAAGATTGCGTGGGACGCTGTGGTCTACGGTGCTCTCTCAGCCGCTGGCGACTACTACAACGACGACCGGACCAAGACCTTCGAAGGCCGGTACAACCAGATTATGCAGAACCTGCAGAACCAAGCGGACAGTGACGAGCTGACGGCAGACGCCGCAGTGCGCCCTGCGCTTCCCATTGGTGGAGATGATTGGTAATGGCCTCAGGGTCCTTCTATACAGACGGTGACAACACCACCACCGGAGTTGTGGAGGACAATGACGTTGTAGCCACTGACGGCAACAGCGTGGCCCCCAGCTCCTTCTTCAGCGGCGGAAACCAAGTCCTAGAGGGCACCGTCGAGAGCAATGATGTTGTTTCGGGAGGTGGCCCATCGGGCAACCCCAGCTCCTTCTTCACGGACGGCAACAGCATTGCAACCGGCGTGGTCGAAGACAACGACGTTGTGCACACCTCGGGCAACAACGTGGCTCCCAGCTCGTTCTACCCGGCTGGCGTCCTCTACAGCGAGAGCGACACCGACGTAGCTGAAACCTACGCCACCAATGCTGCGGACTCGGCTGCCGCTGCGCTCGCCTCACAGAACGCGGCGCAGCTCAGCGAGACCCACGCGCACACCTCGGAGACCAACAGCGCCTCCTCGGAGACCAATGCAGCCGCCTCGGCCGCCACAGCGACCACGCAGGCAGGCATTGCGACCACGAAGGCCAGCGAAGCGTCCACCTCGGCCGCCTCAGCTGCCGCCAGCGCAAGCACGGCAACCACGCAGGCAGGCATTGCGGCCACGCAGGCGGGCATCTCGACCACGCAGGCAGGTATTGCGACCACCAAGGCCAGCGATGCAGCCACCAGCGCTTCCAACGCTGCGGCCTCGGCCAGCGCTGCGGCTACCTCGGAAGCCAACGCTGCAGCCACTCTGGCCGGTGCTGTGCATCGAAGTGGCGACACGATGACTGGTGGTTTGGCTGCTCCTAGCTTTGAGAGCAACGGAGGGGGCCTGTATCTCCACGGTTGGGGTGGTAACCCGAACCTCAGCGTCATCTTTATGAACGCCTCCAACAGCCACTACATCTACCACGACGGCACCAACTATAGCCTCAGCGCTGGAAGCCTCCTCTATGCAGGTAATGGCCGTCTGTGGGGCGACGGTGACTTCAGCGCTCCTCTCCAGCTGACAGGAGGCACGCTTACAGGCCCCATCACTGTGGCCGGTACCAGTGTTTTCACCGAAATGCGCGGCGGTCTGAAGGCTCCTTCAGGCTACGGCTATGCCATGAACAATTGGACTACACTGTTCCAAGCCACACCGCCCAGCTCGATGACCTTCATGGAAGATCAGAGTGGCGGCGGTCCTACTGGGACGTGGTGGTTCAATGTCAACATGCGCCACAACAACGGCACCAACTACTGGGGCATGCAGCAGGCGTGGGGTTGGGAAGACAACGCCAATGAGTTCTATACACGCAACTGGTCTGGTGGTGTGGCAGGAGCTTGGGTGCGTCACCTAAACGCCAACAACTACAGCGCCTACGCGGTTCCGCTTAGTGGCGGTACGATGACCGGAGCGCTCACGGTCCAGACTGACGTGACCGTCCACCGCAACAACGCCTCGGGCTACGTGTGGTTAGGAAACTCTGGTTCGGCATACGTCTCTTTCGACGGCGCTAACTACGTCTTTCCGAACTACCACGTCTACAGCGCTGCTGGCCGCCTGTGGGGCACCAACGACTTCAACTACCGTCCTGTCAGCAGTGGTGGTGATACGATCACCGGAAGCCTGACGGTCAACGCCAACATCTTCAACCCGGGTGGCGTGCTCTATCTCAACGGAGCGAACAACCGCTACCTGCAGTTCGACGGCAGCAACTACCAGCTCCCGGGATCGCATCTGTACACCGCAGCGGGCCGCGTGATGGGCACAAGCACTGACGCCAATGTCATCATCAACGGCCGCTTAGCGCTGGCTGGTGACCAAGGCTACGCCACCCTCGGCATCAACGAGCCTTATGGTGGTAGCGTCATCACAGGCGGCGGCGGCGTTGCTGCTGGTAACACCCAGTACTTCCGCTTCCGCTACATGCAACTTCAGAACCTAGCCGGTACTTGGTTCACCTGTGGATACGTTTGATGACCATCACTAATCACGGCTCATGGGTTGCCTACAAACCCGATCAGTCCCTCAGGGACCGTATGGGTGCCCCGGCTAACGCAATGTTCTGCAAGCGGGACAGCGACGGCATCGACTGGTACGACTTCATCTTCTTCAACGGCTCACCGTTCGCTCCTGGCTCCATCAAGATCACCATCGACGAGACCAACAAGGTGATGGTGGCGACCCGCGACGAGAGTTCGTTGTTTCCCCAGCGCATGACAGTGCTGGAGGTGACAGGCGATGATGTCGAGGACACGCAGGAGGCCTACAGCGGCTTCATCTACGACGCAGAAGCCAACACGCTCTCTGCGCCTGCCCCGGCCCCTGTGGTCGTGGAGCCCGTCTCGCCACGGCAGGCACGCCTCGCGCTTCTTGCCGCTGGCCTGCTCGATGAGGTGCAGGCGGCCGTAGACGCCGCTGGCGGTGCCACAAAGATCACGTGGGAATACGCCACGGAGATCAGTCGCACCGATCCGATGATCGACGCTATCGGAGCGGCACTGAACATGACGGACGCGCAGATCGACGCGTTGTTCGCGACAGCCAAAACTCTCTAAAGGAACTACATTGACCGCAACTAATCGCGAAGCCGCGATCAGCAAAACGCTGACCTATGAAGGCGGCTACACGAACCATCCTAGCGATCCGGGCGGCCCCACGAACTGGGGCATCACCATCGCCGACGCGCGGATGTATTGGAAGCAAGACGCGACCGCTGCGGACGTCAAGGCCATGCCGAAGTCCGTCGCCATCGACATCTACCGCCAGAAGTATTGGGCGCGGATGGGCTGTGACGACAGACCGGCTGGCGTAGACTTCGTTGATTTCGACCTCGGGGTTAACTCGGGCACCGGGCGCACCGCTGCGTTCCGCAAGGTCCTCGACCCGCAGAACCTCTCTCCCGTCGCCTACGTCAAGGCACACAGCGCCAAGCGCCTGTCCTTCCTGCACGGCCTCAAGACATGGTCCGTGTTCGGCAAGGGCTGGGGCAGCCGTGTCGCTGACGTGGAAGCCTTTGGTGTCCGCTTGGCCACTGGGGCCGCTGGGAAGCCCATCGCACCGGTCCTCAAGAAGGAGGCCGCCAAGGCCGCCAAGAAGTCCATCGGCCACGCTACGGCTGGCGCTACGACCGGCGCAGGCGCTCCTGCCCTCCCCGACGTCTCAGGGATCGACGTGACCAGCAAGGCTGGCCTGATCTTCTTCGGCGTCGTCGTCGCAGGCATCGTCCTCTACTTCGTCTGGAACGCCGTGCAGAACGCGCACCGGGCCGCTGCCTACACTGAGGCTGCCAAGTGAAGTCCTATTTCATCAACATGCTCATCGCCCTCGACCAGCTGCTCAACGCTCTGGCCGGGGGTTACCCTGATGAGACCATCTCACTGCACGCTGCTCGCGCGCGGGACAAAGGCTCCAAGACGGGCTGCGTCCTTTGTAAGGTGCTCGACTGGTTCGACAAGAACCATTGTGACCGCGTCATCGCGAGCAAGCACATCTCTATTCTGGTCCGAGAACTATGATCGACAAACTGAAAGCCCTCTGGGACCGCGTGACCATCCACTGGCACGTGGTGGCGGCTCTGCTCATCGCAGCTCTTCCCGAGATACTGGACTACCTGGGTGTCGTTGACCTCAAGCCGATCCTCTCGCAATTCCTGCCTGAGAACTACGTGACGCTGATCATCAGTGTCCTGCCCTTCGTGCTGGCCTTCTTGCGGCCCATGCTCGTGGTGACACCGGCTGAAGACGAATGACCACCCTCTGGAACATCGTCACCTTCCTCCCTGATCTGATCAAGGGTCTGTTCGGCTGGCTGAACAAGAAGGAAGACACCGCTGTCGTTCAAAGCGGTAACGCCAAGGACGTCTCGGTCGCCATCGTGCAGGCCGAGAGTTCGCGGCAGACACGTGCGCTGAGCGTCTACGAACAGATGCTCAACCACCCGGTCTTCTGGATCGCGTGGGGCCTCGGGGTTCTCCCGGTGATGACCTATCACGCGAGCATCTTCTGGGTCTCCACGTTCCCCTTCTGGGGCTGGACGGTCCTGAGGGTCCCTCCTGATCAAATCGAGTTTAGCAAAACCGTAGTAGGCAACGTCTTCCTGCTCACTGGTGCTTCAACTGTCGTAGCTGGGATCGCCCAAGCATGGACCAAGAGAGCGTAATGGAAACCGCGACCACCGCAGGCGCAGGCGCAGCGCTGACTTCGCCTCTGTGGATACAGACACTTAATCCGTACGTGCAGTTCACCGTAGCCATTCTCGGCGGCGTGTGGCTTGCCGTCAAAATCTTCACTCACCTATACGATTGGTACAAGAATGATCGACCTAACCAAACTGACTGAAGCCGTCGCCAAAGTTGCTGACCTCGCCAAGAGCGTGGCCGATGCAAAGGCTGCTGCTGACGTCGCCAAGGCTGAGCGTGATGAAGCTGTCGCTGCCGTTGCAGGCGCGCAGGCTGCCATCGACGACCTCACTGCCAAGCTGATCGCGGCTGCGGGCACCCCGGCTGAGGCTGTGGGCCTCGCTGCTGTTGCTGACGCCCTCGTGGCTCCTGTGGCCCTCCCGGTCATCGCCCCGGCCTTTGAGTTCACCCCTCTCCCCGTTGCTGGCCCCGTTGCCACCTACCTTCCGGGTGATCCCCGCGCGAGCGTCTAATGACGAAGAAGCTCAGCGAGAGCTTCGGCACCTCGCAGGCTGCGGTGACTACCTCGGCCTCGAAAGTCGTGAACGGCGCAGCCGGTCGTGACACCGTCACTCTCTACAACTCAGGCTCCGCTACAGCCTATGTCGGGCCCGGCACGGACGTTACTGCGTCCACCGGCTTCCCGATCCCCGCTGGTGCGTCTCTCACGATGGAGACCACCTCAGACGTCTACGCAATCGGAAGCGCAGCGACGACCCTCGCGATCATCTGGGA